GTAATGGAAATAATATTCAAGGTGTGGCAAATGATTCTTTAATATCAACAAATAGAGCTTCAATTGTTTTAGTTTACATTGACGCTACAAAAGGCTGGTTATATACAAACGAATCAAACGTGGCTGATTTACAAGGACCTTCATTTATAACTGCTACTGGTGGTACAGTAACAACTGATGGTGATTGGAAAATTCACACTTTTACAGGCGATGGTTGTTTTGCTGTTTCAACGGTAGGTAATCCTTTAGGTGGTCCAAGTAATGTATATTGGCTAGTCGTTGCTGGCGGCGGTGGCGGAGGAGTAGATAGAGCTGGTGGTGGAGGCGCTGGTGGTTATAGAACAAATTTCCCTGGACCTGATCCTGGAGGTTATCCTATAGGAATTACCTCATATCCTATTACAGTAGGCGCTGGAGGAACAGGTCAATCATCTTATTGTGTTGCTGGAACTTCTGGATCAAATTCAGTATTTTCAGACAAAACTTCAACTGGCGGTGGAAAAGGAGCTGGAGCTCCAAGTTGTTTTACTGCTGATACTGGCGGATCAGGTGGCGGAGGACACGGTCAATTTAGTTTGACAGGTGGAAGTGGTAATACACCTCCTACAAGTCCATCTCAAGGAAATCCAGGAGGAAATGGAGTACCTGGAGCTAATTATGGTTCTGGAGGCGGAGGTGGAGCAGCAACTGCTGGCAGTAATGGAACTACCTCTACTGGTGGCGCTGGAGGAGCAGGATCACCAAATTCAATTACAGGTTCAGCAATTTATTACGCTGGTGGTGGAGGTGGTTCAGTATCACAAGAACCAGTTCCAAGTCCAAGACCAGGAGGCGCAGGTGGTATTGGTGGTGGAGGTGCTGGTGGTACAGGACCAGGAAGTGCTGGAACAGCTGGTACAGCCAATACTGGAGGTGGCGGAGGCGGAGACGCTAATGCTCCTATTAATTCAGGTGGAAATGGCGGTAAAGGTATTGTTATTATTCGATACAAATTTCAATAAGGAGTTATAATGAATATATTTAAAGCAATCAAAGATTTTTTTGTTTCAGGTGCGCCTGCTTGGGGTGTAGAGAAAGAAGAAAAGAAAGTCGAATTAAAGTTAAAAGACTTAAAAAAGAAAACTAAAAACGAATTAGAAAAATTAGGTAGAAAAGTAGGTATTGAGTTAGACAAAAGACTAACCAAAGATAAACTAATTTCTGCTATAAGAAAAGCTACTAAAAAATAATACGAAAGGTGAATTATTATGGCTGACAATGAAAGAGTATGGACAATTGATGGAAAAGAATATAAAGATAGTGAATTGACGCTTGATTTAAGAAATACACTTGTGGCAAGACAAGAAATTTTACAGTCTAGGATTAGACACGAAGTAGAATTAGAAAAAATACAAGTGTTAGAAAACTACTATAACGATAAGATTAAAAAAGGTTTAGAAGAATCTAGTAAATCTAAAGAAAAATGATTTTTAACAGGCCTGTAATTTATGGAACTTCATACAATGGAAAGTTATATGTAGGTAAACATATAGGTTCTGGTAAAGATTATGTAGGTAGTGGTCTAATAATATCAAATATAATAAAATCCGGTAAAGAAAAAGATTTAATAACAGGTGTTATAGAATATGTTGATGATAAAGAAAAACTTAATGAACGTGAAATATATTGGATTAAAAAATTAAAACCTAAATTAAATCTAACTCAAGGTGGTGATGGTTGGGCATATGGAGATAAAAATCCATCACGTAGACCTGAAGTTAGAAAAATTGTTAGAAAGAAATTACTAGGATCAAAAAGACCTGATGTATTAGGAGATAAAAATCCTTCTTGTAGACCTGAAGTTAGATTAAAACTATCAAAATCATTAAAAGGAAGACGTACTTGGGACAATAGAGGCGATAATCACCCTATGAAAAGACCTGAAATTGCTAAAAAAGTTTCAGAAAAAACAAAAGGTGTAAAAAAAACATTTCCTATTGGTTACATTCATCATACAAAAACTTTAGAATATAGAAAAAAAATGTCTATGATGAGAAAAGGAATACCTATGCCTCAAAATGGAGGTATTAATAATCCTAACTGTAAAGATCCCTCAAAACTTTATATTCTTTTTATAAATAATAGAAATAGATATATGGTTAGAGTTCCTAGTCATAAAACTAAAAGTTTTAAGAACATTAAAGAAGCTATGATTTATAGAGATAAAATAGTAGGTGTAAACTAATGGCGGCGACAGCAAATCTAACGATTGACGCTGGCGCAACATTTAGCACAGACATTACTGTAAAAGATAATGCTGGCGATGCCTTAGATTTAACTGATTACACTGCTGAAGCTAAAATGGCTTTAGGGTTTTCATCTACAAGAACACGTGTTGCTTTAACAACAGCATTTGCGTCTGATAGAACAACAGGTGTTATTACAATATCACTTACTGCTGATCAAACAAAAACTTTAGAAGCGCCTGCTAGATATGTCTATGATGTAGAAATTACGTCTGCTGATAGTACAATTACTAGAGTTATTGAAGGAATTATTACTGTAAATCCATCTATTACTACTTAATATCAAGCATATTTTTATTATAAATATTACAAAAGAGAGAAGTAGTTAATGACAACAGCAACAATTAATCCTAATGGTGGTACTACCGCTAATATAAATGCGACCACACGTGGACCTCAAAAAGTTTCTGTTACCACACCTACGGCTCAATTGAATGTTGACGGAGTTACTCAATTAAGAGGAATGACAGACGTTGATGTATCATCACTTGAAGATGGTGCGTTAATTCAATATGATGCTACATCAGATAAATTTATAACAAAAACAGAAATATCTACCGATACTGGAACGATAACGTTCAACGGTGGTAGTTTTTAAGGGAGATTTTAAATGGCAACAATTATTCAGATAAAACGATCATCTGGAACTACGGCTCCCGCTACACTCAAATTAGGTGAATTAGCCTACACGTATGGCACAGGTACGCAAGGCAATAATGGTGATAGATTATTTGTAGGAGAAGGCGGAGTTGACGGTAACGGTGATGCTAATAACGTAACAGTTATTGGTGGACAATATTTTACAGATCAATTAGATCACGCACAAGGAACATTAACTGCTAGTTCAGCAATACTTGTTGATTCAAACAAGGCGATTGATGAATTATTTGTAGGTAATTCTACAACTGTAGGCGGAACAATTAAATTCAACGAAGGAACTGATAACGGTTCTAACTTTGTAGGATTAAAAGCACCTAACAATGTAGGTTCAAGTATTACTTTCACGTTGCCAGGAAGTGATGGAACAAACGGTCAAGCATTATTAACTGACGGTTCTGGTGTTTTATCTTTTGGTGATGTTGCTTCAAAGCTAACGGCACAGGTAACTCGATTACAAACCTCGAGGTTGCTGATTTTGCTTCTGGTGTTTTAGATACAGATTTAAGTTCTGTTTCTGCTAGTGACGATACCCTTGCGTCTGCTAAAGCAATTAAGACGTATGTAGATGCTCAAGTTACAGCACAAGATTTAGATTTCCAAGCTGATTCTGGTGGTGCTCTTGCTATTGATTTAGATAGTGAAACACTAACCTTTACAGGTGGTACTGGTATTGATACAAGCGGTTCCGGTAATGCTGTTACTTTTGCGATTGATAGTACAGTAACTACTAACACTGGTACACAAACATTAACAAACAAAACGATTAATGGTCCTGATAACACAATTACAAATATTGCCAATGGATCATTAGCAAATTCATCCATTACTGTAACCGATGGTTCAACATCAACTGCTGTTGATCTTGGTGGCACATTAACTATTGAAGGTACAGCAAATGAAATTGAAGTTGGTGAAAGTTCTGGTACTATAACAATCGGATTACCAGATGATGTAACAGTTTCTCAAAACTTAACCGTTACAGGAAACTTAACAGTTAATGGTACAACAACAACTATTTCAACAACAAACACAGTTGCTTCTGATACTCTATTTGAATTAGGGAACGGAACGACAGGAACACCTGCTAACGATTCAGGTATTTTAATTGAAAGAGGTGATAGTGATAACGCCTTTATCGGTTTTGATGAATCAGCAGACAAGTTTATAGTTGGTACTACAACAGCCACTGGTTCTTCTACAGGTGACTTAACAATCACAACAGGAACATTAGTTGCTAACATTGAAGCTACAACTGCTACATTAGGTGGTAGTGATGTACTTTCAACAGACAATACTAAAACATTATCAAACAAAACAATCAACAGTGCTTCAAACACTATAACAATTAGTGGTTCTGAAGCTACATTGTCAAACATTGGTAATGCTTCATTATCAAATAGTATAATTAACTTTACTACAGATAGTGGAAACCAAGACATTGATTTAGGAGATACAATTACTGTATCTGGCGGTGAAGGTATTGACACATCACAATCAGGAGATACGTTAACTATTGCTGCTGAATTGGCAACAACTTCAAATAAAGGTGTTGCTTCATTTAGTGCTGATAACTTTACAGTTACCAGTGGGGCAGTAACAGTTACAACTATAGACGGCGGATCATTTTAATTAGTCGTCACTAGGAGATTTTTGATATGGCGACTATTATAAAACTTAAAAGAGGTACGACTACACCCACCACTAGCGATCTTGCTAATGGTGAAGTTGGTATAGATACTTCCGCTAAAAAGTTTTATATTAACGACAGTGGCACCATTAAAGAAATTGGTGGTGGCACATCTGGTGATAGTTCATCTCCATTAGCCGGTGATGTAAGAGGATATACAGGTGACGGTTCAACAACTGATTTTACTGTAACCTCTGGTGCTGATGTAGAAAACGTTTTAGTATTTCTTAACGGTGTTTATCAAAGACCAACTACCGATTATACAGTTTCAGGAACAACATTAACTTTTGGTACGGCTCCTACAAGTGGGGATGCCATTACTATTAAAGAGTTAGTTGAAGGTGCGAATGCTTTAAATGATACAGGTGTTGTAAGAGCTTATACAGGTGACGGTTCAACAACAGGTTATGCCGTTACAAGTACAAAAACACAAGTTGAAGAATTTTTAGTATTTGTCAATGGTGTTTTTCAAAGACCTACAACAGACTTCACTGTATCCTCTGGCACTTTAACTTTTGGTACCGCACCTACTAACGGTGACGTTATCACAATTAAAGAATTAGCCGAAGGTACAGGCAGTAATATATTAACAATTGTTGATGACTCATCTACTGCTTCGACATTAAATGCTGGTGAAACTTTAAAGATTGCTGGTGGTTCAAACGTTTCAACATCAATATCAGGTGATACGTTAACCATTAGTTCTACAGCAAGTGGTAACCTAACAATTGCTGATGATAGTTCGACAACAACAACTTTAGATATTGCTAATGATACATTAAAAGTTGCTGGTGGAACAGGTATTACAACTTCACTTTCTGGTGATACATTAACAATTACAGGAAGTGCTACACAAAATACTTTTTCAACTATTAACTTAAATGATTCGACAAATATTGAAGCTGATTCAACATCAGATACATTAAACTTAGATTCATCTGGACTAATAAGTATTACAGGTGATGCTTCTACAGATACGGTAACTGTAAGTACAGTAACGTCAGCAGTGATACCGTTTACTAAAGCAAATGGAGATAGTTCAGATATACAATTACAAACATCTGGAAGTTTAGCAGATGTTTTAACAAATTTATATATACCATTTACAAAGGCAGACGGTTCTGCCGTTGAAACATTGGTAGTAGGGAGTAGTTAATGGCAGCCAAAACACCAGTCAAAGCCACGTTTACAGGCAGTGATGTCACAGGTCTTGCTGAATTTGTATCAGGTGATTTTGTCGATTACACAGCAGGTGGTACTGGTTTATCATCTTTAGGTTCAGCAGGTCAGGTTTTAAAAGTAAACTCTGGCGGAACTGCTTTAGAATATGGAAACGTAGAAGCCGTTTTAAATATTGACGGTATGACAGATGGTTCAGGTATCACAATTGCTGATACTGATAAATTTGCTATATCAGACGCTGGAACAGAAAAATATATAGAAGCTACTCAAATTACAAGTTATGTACAATCAGGTATTTCTGCTTTAGATGCTGCTTCTATCGCTGATGGTTCTGTTTCAAACACTGAATTTCAATATTTAAATGGAGTGACTGATAATATTCAGACACAATTAGACGCTAAAGCCTCTACTGCCTTTGCGATTGCTCAAGCCGTTGCTCTTGGTTAGTATTATAAATATTGTTATAAAAACAAAGGAATTTTAGAATGGCAGAGCCAAATACAAGAGAAACATTAAAACAATATGCTTTAAGAGCATTAGGTAAGCCTGTTATTGAAATTAATGTTGATGACGACCAACTTGAAGATAGAATAGATGAGGCATTACAATATTTTGCTCAATATCATTATGATGGTATTGTTAGAGCATATTTAAAATATAAATTAACGGCTGCTGATAAGACTCGTTTATCTGCTATTAATCCTTCAACTGAAACGGCAACTGATAGTGTATCAGGTAATACAACAACTTGGTATGAAGATAACAATTACTTGGTTACTCCTAGTTCTATTATTTCAGTAATTAACATATTTCCATTTTCAGATAAAGGTAATTTAAATCTATTTGACGTTAGATACCAACTACGTTTAAATGACCTTTATGATTTTTCATCTACTTCAGTAATCAATTATGACATTGTATTAAGACATTTAGATTTCTTAGATCATATACTAGTTGGTGAAAAGCCATTGAGATTTAATCAACATCAAAATAGATTATACATTGATATGGATTGGACTAACGATTTAACAACAGATGAATACTTAGTAATAGAATGTTATCGTAAATTAGATCCTGCTTCTTACACAGATGTATGGAATGATATTTACTTAAAAAGATATACCACTGCTTTGTTTAAAAAACAATGGGGTGCTAACTTATCAAAATTTAACGGTGTTGCTATGGTAGGCGGTGTAACACTAAACGGTCAACAAATATATTCTGAAGCTTTACAAGACATTGAAAAACTAGAACAAGAAATAAGAAGTTCATTTGAATTAAATCCAGCTATGATGATAGGATAATGCTATGGCTGTCAATCATTACTTTCAAAGTGGCAACGGCATTGGTAGTACCAGCGAAAAAAGATTACACGAAGATTTAATTATCGAAGGATTAAAGATATACGGATTTGACGTTTATTATCTTCCACGAACATTAGTTAATAGAGATTTAATACTTGGCGAAGATACACTAAGTAAATTTGATGATTCATACTTAGTTGAAATGTATATGGAGACCACTGAAGGATTTGCTGGTCAACAAGAATTAATTAATAAGTTTGGTTTAGAAATACGTGAAGACACTACGTTTATGGTATCTAAAAGAAGATTTGATGAAAAAGTTGATTCTATTCACAACTTAATTGCTGACGGCAGACCAAACGAAGGCGACATCATTTATATGCCTTTGATGAATAGTTTTTTTGAAATACAATTTGTTGAAGATCAGGAACCATTCTTTCAACTCGGTCAACTACCAGTTTATAAATTAAGAGTAACACGTTGGGAATACAGTTCAGAAAGACTTGATACTGGTATTACTGACATTGATGCTGCTGAAGACAAATATACATTAGATCAATTAGCACATCAAGTATCTTTAGAAGCTGAAACAGGTTCGATTGTTTTAGAAAACGACAGTGCTAGTGGTGAAGTTAATTATATGCTATTAGAAACGTATGATATACAAACACAGGCAAATACATATGCTGATAATAATGACTTAGATAGTGAAGCTGGTTTTGATACGGCAAGTGTTGCTGATGATATATTAGACTTTACAGAACGTAACCCATTTGGAGATGTAGATTTTTAATGTTTGGAAATTATTTTTACAACGAAAGTATGAGAAGAATGACCATCGCTTTTGGTCAAATCTTTAATAACATACAAATTAAAAGAAAAGACTCTAACGATAATGTTGTACAGTCTATTCGTGTGCCATTGGCATATGCGCCAAAAGAAAAGTTTTTAGTTAGACTTGACCAACAGGCAAGTTTAGAAAATAGAGAATTTGCGATTACCTTACCTCGTATGGGTTTTGAAATTACAGGTATTTCATATGATGGCTCACGCAAACTCACAAGAGTTCAAAAATATAAAACAGTTAAAACAGGTGCCGAAGGTAAAATATTAAATTACAATTATACACCAGTACCGTATAATATTTCATATGGGTTATATGTATTTACAGCTACTGCTGAAAGTGGTTTACAAATTATAGAACAAATATTACCTTATTTTCAACCTGATTACACTGTGACTGTTAACGCAATACCAGAAATGAATATTAAAAGAGATGTACCAATTATATTAAATGGTGTACAATATGAAGATAGTTATAGTGGTGATTTTACACAAAGACGTGCTGTGATTTATTCTTTAACATTTACTGCTAAAACATATCTATTTGGACCTACATCTACACAAAAAGTTATTAAAGAAACACAGTCAGACTTACATTCAACTATGCCTGACGCTACAAGAGAAGAAAGAGTTATTGTGGTACCAGACCCAACAAGTGCTGATGCTGATGATGACTTTGGATTTACAACAACAATTCAGACGTTTGCTGACAGTAAAACTTACAATCCAACGACTGATACAGACGAATAAATATAGATATGGCAATTAATAAAGTAGGATCAAAAGGTATTGTTGATGGAT